CACTTCAAAGAGCGCGTCTGATGCTTCTTTCGGATAATCAGCCACAAGCTTTTTCATATCCGCAATGAGTTCATCCGCGCCGTCAAATTCAAGTCTTACCATACCTACCTCCCGGTACTGTCCTGCAGTTTCTTAATATGTTCCGCTTCCATTTTGACAAAGGCGTGAATGACTCGCTTATCGGATTCATGTGCATCGTAATAAACCGATGGTTCCCAGTCATGATTACAAAAAAGGTAATACATTAACTGGAAATCAGCATCGGTTTCTACAAGTTTTTTACCTCTTCATCCGTGTCCTCATCGTCTCCATATCCAGAAAGAGTCGCAATTTCGCTGTAAATATCGATCAGCTCGCCACCTGGAAACAATATTGTCGCAAGTTCCGCTGGGCTTGCAGCGCCAAAATGCGTCTGCAGTTCCTGGTCCTTCAATGATGGCTCCTGCACGCCCTCTGCAACAATCAGGCTCTGTGCTTTATAGAGTTTGGAAGCGTCAATTCTGTCTTTTTTATCCTTTGACGTTGCTAACAAGCTAGCAAAAGTATTCCCAGACAGCGCCTTAATTTTTACAACCACATCAGTTCCCGTAATCTTGGACAGGCGCTTTGCGCGCACTTCCTTGGTCGGGATCTCTGTAATGAGGCCCCTGTCAATCTTCATCAGCGCATCAATTGATACAATTCCCATTGTTTTTTCCTCCTACGCAATAATCAAATCCAGGAAATCCCAATCCTCAAACGTGAAATCATAGGATTCCTCAGTTTCTTTTTCCGCTTCCCAGTCCATCAGAGTTGCCTTGTTGAACTTACAGCCATACAGAACCACACGCTCCGCGCCTAATGCGTCCGGATCCTCCAGGCGCATGATAATCTTCACGCTGAGCGTTCTGCCACTCTTGATAGCATCAGACATCTTTTTCGCGATGTTGGTTCTTACATGATGCAGTTTTACAGATCCCTTTCCCTCTGCCTTGGTCATTTTCTTTCCATTGATCAGATGACGCGCCCGGGAAATGTCGCTGTAGGTAACTTCAACCTCCGCCTTTCCAGAAATGATCTCACCCAGGTAGTCATCATCTACCCAGGCGTCACCGAAGGTGCCGTTAATAACCTGATTTGCTTCAAACTGTTTCATCTCTTACCTCCTACACATTGATAATAAGGTCAACATCCTCGATTGCATCCATCAGCACAACTGTTGCACGCAGGAACACGTGGGAACCGGTATTTGCAACCTTTACCTCATCATCTGACAGATCTTCCGGCGTCTTAGTGCTGCCGTTTACCGTGACATCCTTGCCAAGTCCCTCCAGATAAGTGCGCTGGGTGGTAATGTCGATTTCAGCAATTCCGGATTCAATCACGCCCTCATTGACCAGAGTTTTGAAATAGCTGTTGATAGCAGTAATCAGCAGGCACTTGTTGTCATAGCTGTTTGCATATTTACCGATATAGCTGTCCTGGACCGTGGACTGGATGTCTGTTTTGATCATGTCCATGCACTCAACCAGTTTGATTTTCTTAAAGGAATCACCTTTAGTTCCAGTTGTGGTCACAAAAGAGGTAACTGCGCGGTCCAGCTTCACTTTCTCACCGTCCCAGATAGCAATCAGCTTTCCGGCACCAACAGCTGCATCGCGCTCTTCCTTATTCAGTCTGGAAGTATCATCGAAATCCGTTAATGGCGCATAGGTTGCGCTGATTGTCAGATCAGTTCCAGCCAGCAGCCCGGCAATTCGCGGCGTGCACTGCTCCGGTGTGCACTCCTGTACAGTAGACTCCCCATCTGCCGTTTTCACATGGTAAAGAGAGGACGTCCAGTTGATGATGCCCTCACAATCCGCCGCATCCGCATTCGGAAGTACCGCCTTAACCATGATATCGTTCTGTCTCTGAGTTTTTACCCAGGAAATAATGTCAGCGGTCTTTCCATCCGTCTCAACAGTCGGAATAGCCAGCCACTGGAAAACTTCTGTTTCCAGGTACTCCATCATATCCGCATACAGCTGTGTATCCTGTTCTCCTTTTACGGGCATCACATACACGATCACCTTTAATGGTGCCTTGCTGTAGCCGGTCAGGCAGTCTTTAATGTATCCTGCATTGGTTTCCGATAATTCCGCCGGGATATTGGCCACGTCCCGTATTGTATAAGATTTTGGTGTACTGCTCGCGCTGGCATCTCTTAACACCAGTGCCACAATTCCACGGGATCCCCTCTCGATCAGGCTGGCTGCCTTCTCGACAAAGGTAATAGAAATGCTCGGCGATAATAATTTAGCCATTTGAATCTCCTTTCGTTGTCAGTTCGGTATGCAGATGTTCCATTTTTTCACCAGTCTCCGGTTCCTGGGTGTTTTCCCACCAGTCCAGTCCAAAGGATATCTGCAAAATATTGTTCGTATCCCCAATGTATTCATGCGAATACCTGAGCACCCTGAGCTGCCTGCCGCCAATCGGAAGCAGCATACCCAGACGATTTTCTATCTCATCGACCTTTGTCAGGTTGTCCAGCTGATCCGGAACTCTCTGAACATAGGTGATAAGCACGGAACAGGTTTTGTGCAGCATGTTGCGAGTCTGCCGATTCACTCCGGCCGGTACGCATTCCACAAAAAAATACGGCGGCACTGCTTTATCAACAGTGTCATTGCCGTATCGTGTGATTTTAGGATACATTTCTTTCAAAATTCCATTTACAATGCGGATCACGTCCGCATAACTGACATCAGGCATGATCCGCCTCCTTTACTGCATGGTCTTTCGATTCTGTGCACATGAGTTCCAGGTAATAACTATCTTCCAGCGGATTCGTAATGTAATTGATTTGGAACTGACGGCCATTGTACGCTACGACATCTTTTTCCGTCACGTCCGTGTATCGGATTGTAATCTTATACATCAAATCATTTACATTTTTAAAATACTCCAGCTGTTCTTTTCCTCTGACCGGTCTTAACTCGGCCCAACAGGATTTAAGCGGGGCAAGCTCCTGACTAGCATTGCCCAGTGCATTCTCTGTCTCCTGGTACCGCATAATGGTAATTCGGTGCTTTAAACGCCCCGGATTGATTCCTTTCACCTGACTCACGCATCCGCACCCTCTTTCATGCTGTACTTCACCTGGAGCTGCAAGATGATAGACTGGAAGGTGTATTCAATCCGCTTTTTCATCTGCTGCTCCGACTGCATCAGTTCGCGGTTATCGTACATATTCTGTACAATGGCCGCCAGAAGAACCTGCGCTGTTGGATCTGTATCATCGTACTCGCCAACAGCAGACCGGATATATTCCGCTCCAGCCTGCATCATGCTCTGAATCAGCGCATCTTCCTCATCTCCATCGATTCGAAGATAAAGTTTTACGTCTTCCAGTTTCATCCGTCACACTCCTTATGATCCTGTTACAGTATCATCATCCACAGTAACAACACCATTTACCAGTGCCTTTGCATCCTTAGCCTTCGCATCCAGCCTCAGAATGCCACGGAACAGAGTCATGTCGTTCTCATAAGCATTGAATCCGGTCACAGAAGCGGTATTAGATGCCAGAATGGAAATCTTCTGACGATCAAACACCTTAATGCCTTCTTTCGCATCGCCGCAGATCATCGGAATGCCTCTCTTCTTCGTAGTAGCAACGTTAGACGGAAGAATGGAGTTCGGAACAACCATGATCGGGATATTGGTTGCTCCGACTGCCAGCTGCTGTTTAATCGGGGAAGCCGGATCCATGCTCGGCTTCAGCAGATAGTGGCCATTGGAATCTTTTAAGGTATCCAGCCAGTTCAGGCCGTCATCATTGGTGATGATCTTTGAGCTGTTTTTGAATGCAGAACCAAGGGTGACGTTGATAGCCTTCTTGATGCCGTCCAGATTTGCCAGTTCAGATGCGCTGCCATTCTGCATCAGTGCAAGAATCAGGCGGTTTCTGGTTGCGATGTCCTCCTCACCTAACCATTTAATCAGGGTGTTTGTGATATTGGCGTCAGAATCGGCCAGCAGCTCACTGGTTACCGGCATCCAGCCCGCGTATTTCTTAATCGTGTACTCAATTACCTCGAAGGTCGGTCCTGCAACATTTTCGATCTTGCCACCCTCGGCAACCTGTTTGAATCCAGTATGGTTTGCTCTGGACTGGTAGGTTCTGCGTCCACTGCTAGTAGTTACAGTCTCGGTATCAACCAGAGACTGAAGGGAAAAATGCTCCTCTCTGTAACGGTTGATCTCAGTCCTGATGTCATCCGGAACCGTATAGCCACCATCAGCATCAGTACCCGCGGTATTTGCTTTTGCAACATTCTTAAAAAGGTGGCGTGCCGCATCAGCAAATTCATGTACCGCATGGTTCTTATTGATGTT